CCTCATCTGGCGCGACTCGCTCGGAGACCAAGACCTCCTGCGGGAGGTCATCACCGGGCTACAGCACGCCCGGACCGCTGACGACATCGCCAACGGACGCGACTGGTATCCGCCCGCCGCCCTAGAGGAGCCGACACCATGAGTATCGAGGATATCCAGTACCGGCACATCCGCGCCCTTCAGGGTCATGCTCGTGACGAAGTCTGCGGACACTGTGGGCTCGCGTGGCCGTGCGACGTGGCCGAAGTGTTCGCTGCGTGGGACCGCGACTCGGTGAGGCAGATCGTCACGACGAAGGCTCTCTATCGTGATGTTGCCTCGCGGCTGGTACGCGGACTGACATCCGACACCCCCATCAAGGGCAAGCCGACCACTCGATTGAAGCGCAAGGCCGAGTTCCCCGAGTCGAGCTACGACCCGCTGGTGCGCGAGTCCGCCGTACTTGGCATTCTCGCCGCTCTCGCCCTAGAGGAGCCGACACCATGACTGACCTTGTCGCGGTCGGCGAAGCGCTGATCGCATTCCTCGTCCTGTTCGCCGTCGTGACGGTCCTGCTCTCGTGGTTCCGTCGATAATGGGTGTGCATATGCCGTGCTAATGTCATTTACAAAGCTTTATTCCGTGATATTCTCCGATTTGGTGGTGTCCACCCTCCGAATGTGCGGAGTATCACGGGTGGGGGAGCTATTCCCGTGAGAACGACGATTCGTCATCGCGAGTTATTCAACACAGCCCACCAGGTCCTTGATGACCCAGTGTGCGGCGAGCGATTGCACGGGCACGATTGGTACGCCGAAGTCGTCGTTATCGGGTCACCGGACGACAGGACGGGGTCGATCAACACACGCGCGCCGGAATTTCTGGCGGCATCCGTGCTAGAGCTCGACGGCAAATTCGCGAACGACATGTTGCCCGGTCTCTATTCCACCCCGGAAGGGATCGCAGGCTGGTTATTCGAACGCCTGCTCATGGAATGTCCGGGTTTGCAATCAGTCACGGTCGGATTCACCGGCCACGCAGCGACGGTGGAGGGATGAGCGAGTGGGCAAACCATTCACTTGTTTTTGCGGGACGAAGACCCGTAACCCGTATCTCGTCAACGGAGAATTGATGTGTGTCATCTGCGCCGACAGGGTCGCACCGCGCCTGGTCAGCGCAAAGACAGCCCGTGATTGGCAGTCTTTCGTCGCATCCAATCATCATGTTCCGATGAGTTACCGACCGCGATGGAGGGACCAGGAAGACGATGACTGATATCACGGCATTCGTAGAGATCGACCGTCGCAAAGGATGGTTTGACTCTTTTACCGGAACCGTAGCGTCATCAAGCGGGACGATCACGTTTCCGTTCACGAGCACGAGCCCGTTCACGAGCACGAGCACGAGCACGAGCACGGATTGGCTCTTCGGGCTGACGTATAAGCCGATAGGAACCCTGACCGCGCGACAATGCGACATGGTTCAGGAAGTCATCCTCGATCAGATCATCGAACATCGCCATTTGCTATGAGCCGCATCCACTCCAAGACGTTCGCCATTGAGCGGCTGGTGCCGAATCCATGGAACCCGAACGTCATGGATGATGAGATGTATCGCAAAGAGCTCGCCTCTCTGCGGAAATTCGGATATGTCAGCCAGATCCTGGTTCGCGAGTTGCCCGATCAGGTGCAGATCATCGACGGCGAAAACCGTTGGAAAGGCTTGAAGCACCTCGGATTCACTGAGGTCGATACGACCGTCGTCGAGGGACTGACAGATGAGGAAGCCAAACAGCTCACCATCGTCCTCAATGAGACTCGCGGCAGAGCCGACCCCAAGAAGCTCGGGCTCCTCCTCCAAGATCTTCTCGTCGCTATCCCCAAGACGGACTTGCTCGACGTACTCCCGCTTAGCCCCATCCAGTTCGACCGCCTCGCTGGATTGGAGGGATTCGATTGGGGGACGCTCGGAAAAGATGAACCATCCGGGAACCGATGGGTCGAGCGAACATATCGACTCCCGGTCGATGCCGCGCTCGTGATCGACGAGGCGATCGAGAAAGCCAAAGATGGGGAGGAAATCCTAGATTGGCAAGCTCTGGAAATGGTGGCAGCGGACTTCCTTGCGTCCACCAGTGCTATGCCCAGCCGCCAGCCGACGGCCCGTGCGTCAAGTGCGGGGCGGCGATGATCTGGGACGTTGATTCTTACGTTGTTTATACGTCTGGTGATGTCGATCAACCAGTTTCAGGCGAATGGTTCATGAAGCCACTCGGACCGACCCAGGCTGAGCTTGACCGGTTACTTGCCAAATATGAACGACGGCGCACCTATGACCGTGCATATCGCGAGCGGAGGGCTGAACATCGCTCCCAAGGTTGATCCGACCATTCTCGAACGCGAATTCGTTACTACCGGCGTTTCCATCCGGGAATTGGCCAAACGCTATGGCATGTCATGGTCGGCTATCGCCACGCGCGCGCGCAAGCAGGATGCGCAGGGTCTGACGTGGTACGACAAGAAGGAGACGTTCAGGTCTTCGCTATCGGCCAAGTCATACGATAAAACGGTCGAGAAATTCGCTACAGAAGAAGCGAATATCCGCGAGGAGCTGGTCCTCGTCCATCGCGCCACTATCCATGCTTATGCTGCGCAATTGCGGGCTGGCAATATCGCGGTCACCCCGAAGGACGCTGTTCAGGCAAGCCAAGCGCTATTGCTCTTGTTAGGCGATGCGACCGTGCGAACGGAGACGAAGACGATTGGTATTACCGCAAACCTCCCCATCGACGACCTCCGACAACTTGCTGAACTCGCTCGATCCCGACTTATCGAAGGAACAGTGGCAAGCGTTACTGGACCTGAGCCTGAGGGAACTCGCCCCAACTGACGTTTTTGCGTATGGCGAGTACGTCTTCGGCAATCGACCAGCAATCCACCATCGCGAGATGGTGGATTTTCTATTGGATTGCATCGAGAAACACGAGAACGGTGTCGTCCTTGAGCCGCGTGGCCATGCCAAGACGACGTGGGGCAACAGCATCCTGTTGTCATGGCTGGTCGGTAAATATCCCGACATCCGTATCGGACTGATCAGTAACACAGCAACCCAGGCGAACGGCTTCTCGCGAGCCATTCGCTGGACACTCCAGATGAACGATCGGTTCAAGGAGGTCTTTGGAGATTGTGTAAGTCCGGCGAAGTGGACCGACCTGGAATGGCTGCGCAAGGGTTCGAAGAACCACGGGTCGAACAACGTGACGATGATGTCCGTTGGCGTCGCTGGGGCCCTGCTCGGGAAACGCTTCGACATCATCTTGTGCGACGACATCCTCGACTCGGAAAACACCATCAATATCGATCAGCGCGATAAGGTCGATGAATGGTTCTTCAAGACCCTCAAGCCCTGCTTGGTTCCTGGCGGGATCATGCTTGTTCTGGGAACACGCTGGACCGAGGGCGATCTGTACGAAACACTCATCACGCCTGAACAGGAGGGCGGCAAGGGTTGGCGCTCGCTGACCAAAGCCGCCATCACGCAGGACGAGGATGGTACCGAACATGCTCTCTGGCCTGATTACTGGCCGCTCTCAAAGCTCTACAAAGAACGTTCCGATATGGGCTCAGACAATTTCGCCTGCGCTTATCTCAACGACATCAGCGGACTTCGTGAAGGCACCATCTTCCGTCGAGAGTGGTACCAATACTTTGACCACCTGGACCCGGACAAGGAATACACGATCACGATGGGTGTGGACCTCGCATCATCGGAACGTGAACGGGCGGACTTCACGGCTCGCGCGATCGTGGCTGAGGATAACGATCACAACCACTACGTCTTATCTATCTATCGCGACAAGATCGAGACCGGACATCGCGAATTCGTCCTCGACGGAGTGCGTGCATACCCCAAGGTGAGTCGGGTCATCATCGAGAATAACCAGTTCCAGTCCACCCTTGTCCAAGACCTTCTAAATACGACCAACGTCCCAGTCGTGGGTCGAAAAGCGGAAGTAGATAAAAGGACGCGCGCGCGAGCGGCGGCGGCGCGATACGAATCCCACAAGGTCTTTCACCACCGCACCCTCAAGGGCGGGATATTCGAAACCGAATTGCTGAGCTTCCCTAAAGGACACGACGATATGGTCGATGCCTTGGGTCACGCGATGAATCTGCTGGATGGCGGGATGGTCTTCGGGAGTGCCAGACGATGAAGCGCATTGAATTCCGTGATGGTGTCCAGGAGGTTCCTGACCATATTGCCGACTATCTCGAAGCGTATGAGACCTACCAGATGACCTATAAGGAGGCGATGGCCAAGATGAACGACCGCTTCCTTACGGACCGGCTCAACAAGGCGCAGAGCGATCTTGTGGCGCAGCACATGGCTAGGTTTAAAACATGAGCGTGCTTCTTGAGATTTCCAAGGCTCTGACTCAACTGACGACGCCCAAGAAGGTCCAGGGCGCGTCATATCAATTAGGTTGGAATGAGCGCGGCAAGGTCGGTAAGTCGAATTCCATCCTGTATCGCAACTGGGCTGAGCATTCGGAATGGGTACGGACCGCGATAAATATCCGTCGCGGCCAAGTGGCAAGCGCTGAATGGGAGATCGTTCCGTTCGACACGGACAAGACCACCAGTGACGCATTGGCGCAGCAGATCAAAGACCTGTTCACCATGCCAAACCCCAAGAATGATTCGTTTCGCAAGCTCATCGAAGAAGTTCTTGAAGACGTTCTCGTGCTTGACGCTGGGTGTATCGAGCTGGTCCGCAGCTTGCGAGGACAGATCACCGAGCTATATCCGGTCGATGGCGCAACGATCAAGATCAACGCTCTGTGGGATGGCAGTAATCCTGACGAGGTCCGCTATTACTGGTATCCCGATTGGCAGGAACGGGCGCGTCTGAAGAACACCGACATGCTCTACATCATGGCCAACCCCAGAACCTATTCGGTGGTCGGCCTATCGCCGCTCGAAACATTGAAGCTGGCGATCGATGCCGAGCTATCGGGTAACGAATACAACCGTCGCCAAGTCACCAACGCCGCACCCGATGGCATCTTCGACCTTGGCGAAGGCGCCAAGAAGGAAGACGTCGATAAGTTCAGCAGCTATTGGTCGAGCGAAGTCGCCGGAAAAGGCGCATTGGCGTTCATCGGCAATACCAAGGGCAGCAAGTTCATCCCATTCCGTCCAAGTAATCGAGATATGCAGTTCCTCGAATGGCAGAACTATCTGACCCGCAAGATCGCAGCGGTGTTCGGTCTGTCACCGCAGGACCTGAACATGACGGCCGACGTCAATCGCAGTACGGCCGAATCACAGGATCAACATACAGAGGACCGGGGGCTGCGGCCCCTCATGCAACTTATCCAGGAGTACCTAACCCGAGAGATCGTCTGGGACGAGGGTTTCGGGGGGCCTGCTAACAATCTGGCGTTTCGCTTTACCGCGCTCAACCTCAAGGAGAGCAAGAGTAAGGCGGACATCAATCACCTGGCCCTCGCAGGAATGCCTTGGAAGACCGTCGATGAAGCACGTATCGACGATGGACGGGCACCACTCGGTGGCCAGTTTGCGGAACTGATGGCCATGAGCCCGACGGGTGTCATGTCCCTCACTGAGATCCCCTCAGCTCAGGACGTGCTGGATTCCAAGAAGCCTGCTCCCGGTATGTCGGCGGCGCCTTCAAGTGCTTCCCGACCGGCAGCCAAAAAGAGCGATAGCTAGGAGACACGACATGGTCGCAGCACTTTCTCTTCGGGTTTACACCGGCGCATCGGCCGGGACGCCCTCGGCAGCCGTAACGGGCATCGATTTCATCAGCGTCGACAATGCCACGAATACGCTTGGCAACCGACAGGCCAACCCGATCACGGTCGGTACGAACAGCTTCGAGAAGTGGCTGAAGCTGTACGTCGACACCATCCCCGCGAACGGTGTGACGAACTTCAAGATCTGGGGCGATGGCGCGGTCATGACGTCCACGACCCTGAACTTCACGGCCGCCTATATCACCGGCGCAACCCCGACCACGGGCGCGTCGGCGGTTGCCGCGTCGAACTTCACCGGGTTCACGGCCGGCAACAAGGCGACCTGGGACGCGACGTCCTATACCAACACCGCCGCAACGACCAAGTTCGTCGTCTTCCAGCTCGTGGTCGCATCGGATGCCGGGCCGGGCAACTGGACGCAGGAGACAATTTCCTACTCCTACGACGAGACCTAAGAGTAGCTTGGGGCCCGATCATGTCGGTCGGGCCCTCCTCATCCAGCGGGAGGGAGATCGTGGTCGAACCTTGGACGAATCTGGAGGACTGGGCCCGCGTCAATCGGGACATGGCGCCGCACATCGAGACGCTCAAGGAATATGCCAGCGAAGTAGAGACAATCGTCGAACTGGGGACTCGAAACGGCGTATCGACATGGGCCTTTCTCGACGGTCTTTCTGAAGACGGTCGGATGTGGAGCGTCGATATCAATGACTGCGACGTCCCAAGTCGTGTTTCGAACGACCCGCGATGGACATTCATCGTCGGCGATGACATGGACCTGGAGGTCCAGCAGCAACTACCGCCAGCGGCTGGTCTCGTTTTTATCGATACCAGCCATGAATATCGACACACGGTCGATGAGTTGCGATTTGCGGCAACGTTGTCGCCGCTGTACATCCTCTGCCATGACGCGGAATGGCCAGGAGTAGACCGAGCCGTAAGACAGCTTGTTCACGAGGGTGAATGGCGGATCGCCGCAACGTATCCGGCATCAGATGACATGGGTCCATTCGGACTCGTTGTGCTTGAACAAGCATGAATGACATCGTTGTGCTTTGTCCGACTCGTGGACGACCGGACCTCGCAGGCGAGATGGTCGAGTCATTCCGCAAGACCACCGTTCTCCTCTCGTCCGAGGTCATCTTGGTCGTTGATGACGATGACCCCGAACTCGACGGATACCTGCGATTGCCGGATTCCTTCAACGACATCAGCAGCGGCCCACTCAAGCCACCGAATCCGGTGCGGGTCATGGTCATCCCGATCGCAGAAGGTGGCAGCCTGACTGCTGCGACCAACACGGCCGCCAAGCGGGTGTGGGACGAGGATTGCATCATCGGTCATGTCGGTGATGATCATCGTTTTGAGACGCTCGGTTGGGATGGGCGTATCAGTGGTGCGCTTGGAGCGACGGGCAGACCGGGTGTCGCCTATGGCGATGACGGGTTCTGGGGGGCCCGACTGCCAACAGCGGCATTTTTGACCTCGGATATCCCGCGAGCGTTGGGTTGGTATGCCAACCCAGTGACCCTGCACTACGGCATCGATGACACGTGGGGCGATATCGGCCGGGCGCTCGACAACCTGATCTACCTCTCGGACGTGCGCATCATCCAGCCGGGCCCGCACGAGACGATGCTCAACGGTGACGAGATCTACTGGCGGGCACAAGAGCATCGCGAGAGTGACGCCAACGCCTATTTCACCTGGCGTGATGATGGTCGGCGCGTAGCAGAGCTGGGACGCATGGTCGAAGCACTGCGATGAACGACTTGGTCTCGGTTGTCATGAGCACGTACAACCGAAACGAACTGCTGTTCGGCCGCAGCCTCGCCTCGGTCCTGCGCCAGACACACCAGGATTTCGAAGTCCATATCGTCTGCGACGGAATGGCTGGAGAGGAGCTTGAGGAGCTGGGTGATCGAATGCTCCAGCTCAATGATTCACGTATCACCGTTTGGAATATCCCTCGGCAAACATATCCAGACGATGCCAGTAAGTGGGCCGTCCTTGGACTCAACGCTCGTAACCATGCTCTCGATCACGCTCGTGGCAAGTGGGTTGCTCCGCTTGACGACGATGACGAATGGACTGACGACCATATCGAAGTCCTGCTGGCTGCCGTGAAAAACCGATTCGATTTCGCGTATGGTGTATCGCAGTACCACTGGGCCGACGGGCATCCGCAGACGGCGGGCTCATGGCCTCCTGGTTATGGGGCATTCTGCGATGGGGCGCAGTTATATCGGAACGGTATGGGCTACCGCTACGACCCGAAATGCGTCGAGCGTGGCCTGCCTGAGGATGGCGATATGTGGAATCGCATGGTCGCGGGTGGTGTGACCTTCGTTTTCGTTCCCGAATTGGTGCATCACTATTTTCCGAACCCACGATGATCCCGGTGCTTGGTGTCCCAGTATTGAGCGACCCCGAAGTGCTGTACCAGATGATCGATTCGATCGACGTCGAAGTCGGGCGCATCGTCATCATCGATAACGGTGGGATCGTCCACCAATCGACCATGAACCCTAATGAGCGCGTTATCAGGCCGGGCTGCAATCTGGGCGTTGCCGGTAGTTGGAACCTGATCATGCAGGTGACCCCTGATGCGCCGTGGTGGTGCATCGTCAACTTCGACATCGTCTTTGCGCCTGGTGATCTCGAACGTCTTGCGCAGCACATGGAATCCACCGACCGATCACAGGGAATCGTCGCCGCGCTCGGGACGTTCTCGGCCTTTGGTGTTTCACGTGAAACGATCAATCGAGCTGGTTGGTTCGACGAGAATTTCCATCCGGCCTACTTCGAAGACAACGATTTCCAGTATCGCTGCGATCTATCCGGGGTTCGAAGTTCTAACCTTCCGGCTGGGTTGACTCATAAGATCAGCTCGACGATCGCCAACCATACGAATTACCGGGACGAGAACTATCGGACCTTTCCGCACAACTCGGATTACTACATCCGTAAGTGGGGCGGAAGCCCGCAGCACGAGAAATTCACGACGCCGTTCGACCTTGGCGGGGATATCAGGGACTGGCATCTCGACATCGATCGGTTGTCTGGGCAAAGTTGGAAGGTAGAACAGCCAGAATAGGCATTACGATTGCGTGGGTTATTCCTCTGATTCACAGATGGAAGCCATATCAGTTAAGCGCAGCCCTAAGTGATAGAGGAGTAGATATGGCGACCATCACGCTCAAGCCCGCGTCGGGCAGCATCACCGCCAAGAAGACCGTCGTGCGGGTCAACGTCTCCGGCGCTGACACCAACGACGCTTCGACATGGGACCCCGGTAACACGCCGACCGAAGACGTCTATAGCTACTACCTGTTGTTCGACGCCCCAGCTGGGACGGACGACAAGAAGAGCTACCTGTTCAATGTCAGTGCGGATGGCGATCACGAGTTCAACAACTTCATGTTCGATGCCGCTGGTACTTGGACCGTTCGTCTTCGTGACGCATCGGATGATTCCGACGTCACCACGGCATCAGTAGTCGTCGCTTAACGGTACGCCCGTCATATGGCGGGCGTATCTCATCTCTAAAGGACGTTGTCCTGGAGGATATGCATGGCAGAACAAGCTGGGCTGAGCCGAGCCCCGACGACCGATATCGTCGTTTATAGCGGAGCCGGACGGGGGCATAAGCCGATCGGCACGTTGGCTATGCCGGTTCGTGATCATATGAATGCGGCGACCGTGACGTCCCTGGTGCATACGGACTGGGCGTTTCTAAAAGAAAAACAAAGCGTCGAACGTCTCATCATCCAAGGAAACATCCTGACGCTGCAGCGCAACGAAGCGGTGCAGCGGATGCGTGGCGATTGGCTGATGTTCATCGACGATGACATGGTCTGGGAACCAAAAGATATTGGTAGACTGATTGCAGCGCGGGACGAAATCGATGCCGATATCATCGGTGCCCTGTGCTACCGGCGATCTGCGCCGCATCAACC